GAAGCAAAACAATACCAACGAGATCGAGCATTAGCCTTTGACCCAATCCCAGAACAGCTAGATCAGATTTACCACAATATAGATGGGTGGAAAGCTAAGATTAAAGCAGTAAAAGACAAGTATCCTAAACCATGAGTGGACATCATCTAAACCCAGCAGATCAGCAATATTATACTTACCAACCAGCAGTAGAAGTTATGCCAGAAATAAATGCTTTAAGTAATGTTATAATGGAACTAGGTATACCAGCTTGTGTAATTATAGCTAGTTTTTGGTTTATTAAATATACAACGGATCAATCTAAGAAAGAACGTGAGCAATTTTGGGCTAAAGATGCTGAAAATGATGCTAAAATAATGCAACTAGTAGAAAAGTCTTCTGATGCTATTATGTCAATGAAAATTGCACTAGAACAGAATACGCAAGCAATGAGAGAACTCACTCTTAAATCTAAGTGATCCCAGATCCTACCCCAGAGGAATTAACTTCTTCTATTGAAATCAAATTTAATCTATTTGCAGAAGAAATCGCTAATTATAAGCAAACCAGTAAAACCTCACATTGGTTTAATGCTATAAAGATAATTAGGGATATAGCGGATCAAATAGACGATCTAGAATTAAAAACAGAAGCAAAAGTAAACTAAAATGGAAGAAATAATAGAAAAGAAAACTGTAAAAGGTAATCCTAATCCTCCTAAGAAGATGAGTGTTAATGAACAGATTACTGTTGCTCGTTTTTATGGAAGATTGGTAATTTCATTCTTTGCATTTGGTATTTTTCTTTACATTGTTCACATGATGTTAATTGCAGACAATGAAATGGCACAATCAAGTCGTGATCTACTTAACATACTTATAGGTAGTTTTATTAGTGTAATTAGTGGCATAGCTACATTTTATTTTAATGGTGACTCTGATTTAATGTCTGAAGACAAGTCACCGCAACCCCCCAAGGAAGGAAGTGATGGAAACGATCCTGCTTAACTTTGTTAAAAATATGATTGCATCAAAATTTACTGAATTAACTGCTAATCAAGCAGAGAATATAATGAATCAAACGATGTCTTCAAAAGACGTACAAGCTATAGATAAAAAAGTAGAAGCAATGAAAGATAATGCACATAAATCCCTAAAGGATCTAATATGGGGATGATCACAGATCATTTCTCAGAGAATGAAATGAAATGTAAAAGCTCTGGTGACTGTAAGATGGTCCCAGAGTTTATGGAAGCACTAGAAATGGTTAGAGTTGACTTAGATAAACCTATGGTTGTTTCTAGTGGTTATCGTTGTCCTGAATATAATGACCAAATATCTAGTTCTGGTTTAACTGGTCCTCATACTACTGGCAGAGCAGTAGATATAGTATGTAGTGGAGGGGATGCACTTAAATTAATTGAACTAGGTTTAAAACATGGGATGACAGGGATTGGTGTATCACAAAAAGGTGATCATAGTAAAAGATTTATCCATTTGGATATGCTGATACCTAACATGAGCAAACCTCGTCCTTGGATCTGGAGTTACTAGTGTATTATCCTAAAAGAAAGAAAAAGAAGAAAAAGAAAAACCCTCTTAGGATTTACTGATGGAACTTACTAAACAACAGAAAATATCCAAGCTACTTAAACAAAAGCCAGGATTATACAGAAACATACACCTTAAACGACTAAGAGGTGGTAAACCTCGTAAAGTAGGTTCCAAAGGTAGTCCTAGTAGACAGGATTTTGTTAATAGTGCTAAGACTGCTAAAAAGAATCCTCTAAAAATTAGTTAAATATGGGATCTCCTGCTTGGCAACGTAAGGAAGGTAAAAACCCTTCTGGAGGATTAAATAAAAAAGGTAGGGATAGCTATAAAAAAGAAACAGGGGGTACTTTAAAAGCCCCTGTGAGGAAAGGTGATAACCCTAGAAGAGCAAGTTTCCTTGCAAGAATGGGTGGTATGGCTGGACCTGAATATGTAGATGGTAAGAAAAGTAGATTGTTACTTTCTCTTAATGCATGGGGTGCTAAGTCTAAAGCAGATGCTAAAAAGAAAGCAAAAGCAATAAGTAACAGAAATAAATTAGCTATAGCCTAATGGAAAGCATTAAACAAAGATCCCAGAGACTTAGTTACACATTAAACTCTCCTGTTACAGTACCATTTTGTCCTGAATGTCATAGTTATCCTTGTAGTTGTGATGATAACATCATTACCTACTTACTAGGTGCTACTCAAGAGTACAGAGAAACAGAAGATAACTGGCCTAAACTAAGATACTTGGAATGCAAGAAAAACTAGAACGCTTACATAATGTTCTTACACAAGAACTACTAAATAGAATAGCAAGTGGTGATGCTTCTGCTGGTGATCTTAATGTTGCTAGACAATTTCTTAGAGATAACCACATAGAAGCACTACCAGTAGCCGATAGTCCTCTCAAGAACCTACTAGATACCCTGCCCCCTCCTGAGTCTATTGACGAATGCAACTGATATGTGTGAATCCCACGATTATTATACTCATGGAACTAAAAACCCTGAAAAAATTTTAAAATCTGGGTTAGGTTTGCATATTAAAGAAGATGGTAAAGCAAGAGCAACAACATATAAATTACCTAATAATGCAATTGCTAGAAAAAAAGCAATAGAAAAACCTGGGGGTATGCCTACAAGTAAATCTCAAGTAATAATAAAAATACCTAAAGGTAAAACTTTAGAACAAATAGCAAAACCAGTAATGATTAGTGGGGGAAATAAAAAACACCCTCTTAATGCAATTATTGATAGAAAACATATAGTGAATGTAAAAAAACCTAAAATATACACAGGTGGTGGTGGTAAAAACGCTGAGTTAATAAGAAAAATGTCAGCATTATCAATCCCTAAAGTCTTAGAATAATTACTACATCAACTGAAGCAGAGTTACTAGATAGACTTACGTTCCCGATATTCCTCTCCCATGTGTGGAACCACCTACATCTTCCACAACCAACCCCAATACAACAAAATATAGCTACATACCTAGAAGAAGGTCCACGTAGACTAGTCATTGAGGCATTTAGGGGCATAGGGAAAAGTTATATTACTTCTGCTTATTGTTGTTTTAGTCTACTTAAAGATCCAGAGACTAAGATACTAGTTGTTAGTGCAAGTAAAATAAGATCAGATGATTTTAGTACATTTACCCAGAGATTGATCTTAGAAATGCCTGTGTTACAACATTTACGTCCCTCCGACCATCAGAGGCAGAGTAAAATTTCTTTCGATGTTGGCCCTTCTACCCCTGCTCACGCACCTTCTGTAAAATCGGTAGGTATAACTGGTCAAATGGCAGGGTCCAGAGCAGACTTAATTATTGCTGATGACATAGAGGTTCCAAATAACTCTATGACACAAGGAATGAGGGATCGTATAGCGGAGTCTGTGAAGGAATTTGATGCGATATTAAAACCTAGTGGTAGGATTATATTCTTGGGTACTCCACAATCAGAGCAGACACTCTATGAGGTACTACCAGAGAGAGGGTATGAGCTAAAGATTTGGTGTGCCAGAGTTCCAGACCAGAAACTAAAAGAGAAGTATGGAAGTAGGCTAAGTGACTTCATTATAAACCACCAAGGGGATGAAGGGACACCTACAGATCCAGATAGGTTTGATAGTTATGATCTTGAGGAACGAGAATTAAGTTATGGGAAAGCAGGGTTTAGTCTCCAGTTTATGCTGGATACTAGTTTGTCTGATGCAGATAGGTATCCATTAAAGACACAAGACCTAATAGTAATGGATATACCTAAAGAGAAGGGTCCACAAGAAGTAATAGCAGGAAGACTTAATCATACAAAACTAACTGACTTACCTAATGTAGGACTTGCAGGGGATGGATGGTATGGTCCTCTAGATTTACCTAGTGGTTGGCAGGAATACACAGGATCAGTAATAAGTATAGATCCTAGTGGTAGAGGTAAAGATGAAACTGCTTACGCAGTAGTAAAAATGCTGAATGGTAATTTATATGTATGTAAAGCAGGGGGATTTAGCGGAGGGTATTCTGATGAGGTAATGACAAGTCTTGTCAAACTAGCAAAAGCATACAAAGTAAACTTGGTACTAGTTGAAAGTAACTTTGGGGATGGGATGTTTAGTGAGTTACTAAAACCACACCTAAAAAGGATATATCCTGTTTCAGTAGAAGAAGTAAGAAGCAACACACAAAAAGAAAGAAGAATAATAGATACACTAGAACCAGTTATGATGCAACATAGGTTGATAGTGGATACTAATGTGATTACAGAGGACTATGAATCTACTAAGGAGTACAATGTAGAGGATTCTCTAAGGAAGCAGTTATTTTATCAGATGACAAGAATAACAAGGGAAAGGGGATCACTAAGGCATGATGACAGACTAGATGCTCTTGCTATGGCAGTAGGGTATTGGATAGAACAGATAGGTGCTGATCAACAAGTAGAAAGCAATAGACAAAAAGAAGAAGCACTAGATATTGAACTAGAGAAGTTTATGGATGGTGCTAGGGAATATATATCTAAACCTAAAGGACTATCTGAACCTGTGTATACATATTTTACTAGTAGCAACCACTAGCTATATATTAAAGATTCCTATTGTCTACTATATCTCTACTAGTGTCTCTATTAGGTGCTTATGTGAGTGCTGGTTGTTTGTTTCTTTTTCTTTTTTTATTGTATATCTAAATTGTTCTTACCAGTATCCCCTTAGAATATTATAAATAGGGAGTATTGTAGGTTGTTTCCTATGGGGTCCGATTTTTGATTGTAAGCAAAGAATTTGCCACAAAAATCTGTAGAGGTTACTACGTATGTGTACCCGAAAATCCCCCCTTGACCCCCCTCAAAGATCCTTAGTTTCCGGTTTTATCCATAACGGAAGTTCAAAGACTAATGATTTCAATAAGTTAGCAGACGGGCAAAACTACTGCATTCTAACTTAATTGTTTTTGTAGAGAATTAAATTATATTTTCATTCATTTTTATATACTATCGTTTTTTCATTTCTATTATTTATTTACACAAGCATTTTTATTTTACATAAGTATTACATCAGCAATTTTATTTAACATAAGTAAAACATAAGTCATTCTATTTTACACAAGCAATTCCTATACAAGATACAAGACATCTTCAAGACTCTCATCTTATACAAGATAGGTGAATATCGGGGTTTTTGATCAATAATCTAATTTCTTTAATGATTTCAACTGTTTTGCAAATAAATTAGTATCTGCTCTTTATTTCCTTATTTAAACATGAGAACATGGTCCTACGTTATTCAATTATGAATATCGTTACTCTCTAATCTCAATTATAACGAAAGGTACATATGACTAATACATACAACAATTCAATGACGATTCTAGGTTGTAATATGAGTCAAGCAGAACTCGCATCATTGCCTAGTCCAGCATCTACAGATACTCATATAGTTGTCCCCCATCATGATGTAATAGAACTTCTTCAGAAAGAAGCAGTATCATGTAATTTTGATTTAGATAATTTCATGTTCGGCACTTCCCATGATCATAATAGAATGTTCGGTGTTGCTACCATGAATGCAGATATTATTAATCCTGATGCTTCGACTATTATCGCATTTCGTAATAGTCACGATAAAAAGTTTCCTTTAGGTTTTGCACTAGGACAAAGAATTTCTATATGTTCTAATTTACAATTCGGTGGCGAAGTAGTAATTAAGACAAGACATACAAAAAATGTATGGTCCAGAATCCCTAGGTTAATGACAAGGGCCGTAGGTCAATTGCAGAATATTAAAGTAGTGAACGAAAAACGCACCGAAGCATACAAGAAAACAGAAGTTCCTAGTGATGCCTGGGTTCATGATTTTTTAATTCACTCTGTAGACAATGGAGTTTTATCTGCTTCTAATATTCCTAAAGTTTTAAGGGAATGGAGACAAGAAGAAGGAAGTCAATCTGCTTCTCATGATCAATTCAATGATCGGACGTTATGGAGTCTTAATAATGCTTATACAGAAAGCTTTAAGATTTACTCAAATCTAGATCAAATTACCAGTAGGAATATTAAACTTTCTGGAATGATGGATAACTACTGTAATTTAGATTTTTCTACGGAAATAGAATTAAATGATGATGAGTTTGAGACAATGCCAGTTTCAGAAATGCCTAGCGATCTAAATGACCAAGAGAGATCAAATTTAGAAATGCAAGAGAGACTGGAAGAAATGGAAGAAGTTTAATTTTAATTCCCTAGGGTCTTAATTAGATCCTAGGGTTCCCGATAGAATGCATTTGATTCTAAGTGCATTCTTCAGGGAAACAATAAAGTTTTCTTGATACTCTCTAATTCTCATATCAAAAGGAATATTATGGGAAAAGATAAAGTAGAAGAAAAAGCAGTAGCACTCGAAACAGTAGCTTCAGGTTTAAAAAAATTCTTAGTTGAATTTGAGTGCAAGCAGATAGTCCGATCAACTGTAGAAATAGAAGCTAGTACAAGAACTGATGCTGAAAAGCGTTTTAAAGCTAATGCTGATGATCTTGATATTGATACAGTTATTTCTGGTGCAGATAAAAAGTTTGCTCCTCAACTTGTAGGAAAATCTGTTCGGGCTTTTCCTGTTTAATCTTATTTCATTTCCTAGGGAAGCAATAAAGTTTCCCTAGTTCTCTAATTCTCAAAAATAGAAAGGTATAATATGTCAGTAGATAGCCAAGCAACAAAAACAAATGAATTATTATTATCTAGTGTCATTCAATTAATTGAGCAAGACACAAAACAGAAAAGAGAAATCCATAGCTTGAAGACGAAACTAGGCAAAACCAGAATGGAATTGTTATATGGGAAGCCTAGTTATGGATGCTATTAAAATTTAATTATATCCCTAGGGTTTAATATTAGATCCTAGGGTTTCTCTCTAATTCTCTCAAAGGTACAATCATGCAAAGGAAACTAGAAATATTAATTTTAATCTCTACGATCATTTTAGGTTTGGGAATCATTGGGGAAATGATCCGCATTGAAAGGGATCTCTACCAGAAATATACAAAATCTTTTATTAAGCAAGATAAATGAAAAAATATAGATACGTTTTACATTTAACTATTGAATCTAATGATGATCAAGAAGATTGGATTAGGGAAAATGTAGAAGATTTAATTGCAAACCCTGAAGATGATTTTTTGTCTTTAGTTAAATATTCTTTGACTTGTAGGGATCTAGTAAAAAAAGATGGTAAGATAAAATCATTCCCAAAGGGATCAATTAATTTTACACAATCTCAGATACAATCTATTTTATCCTAATCTATTTAATTCAAACCCTAGGGAATCTAATTGTATTCTCTAGGGTTTTTTGTTTCTACTGAGAATTTCATTTTGTGTTCTATCATGGGTGATAGGTCACAAGGGGCCATTCTTAGGTCCGTTTTAAAACTCTCTAATTCTCAATTAAATATGTATCTACTTTCAAAGTCTCATAAGACAAATAAAAGTGATTCCCTAGGTAGTCACTTAAATCGGATGATGTACCTTGAGCCAAACAAAGTCATTTGCCCAGATGCTGGTGAATGCATGAAACTCTGTTTAAAAAATTCTGGTAACATGAAATTTAAAGTTAGTAGAAAAGCAAGAATAGCAAGAACTAAGCTTTATTTTCAGGACAGAGATTTATTTTTGGCCAAGTTAGATGTCGAAATAAAGGAACTAAAAAGAGAAGCAGAAAAGCAGAATAAGAAAGCACTAGTCCGATTAAATGGAACTAGTGATATCGATTGGACCAGCTACAGTATATTTAAAAATAATCCTGACATTGATTTTTATGATTATACGAAAAATGTAAATTTATATAAAAAGTTTCTATTGTGTAGAAATGATTTAGAAATTCAAAAGTCTTGGAAATGGCCTGAAAACTACCATTTAATTTATTCCTTCAGCGAAAAAACTAAATTATCTAATGCTTTCTACTTTTTAAAAAATAATGGTCAGATTGCAATTGTATTTAATCAGATCCCGAAAACATGGAAAGGTTTTGAAGTTATCAACGGAGATAAACACGATCTGAGGATTTTAGATAAAACTGGAGTAGTAATAGGATTAAAATCAAAAGGTCCAGCCCGAAAACTTGTTTCTTCTTTTGTACAATAAAGTTAAGTATTCCTTCCTCAAACCCTTGGATCATGGTATAATATTCTAATGATTCAAGGGTTTCTTTAATTTTTATTCTTGACAATAAAATAAAATATTTCAGGATCTATTTTTGTTTTTATTTGCTTTCTCAGGATCGCAGATAGAAATATACCCGAAAACTTCTTCCCCGAAAACTGCCCATGATGTATTAGCCCGAAAACTGCTTTATCTCTCTAATTTCTCAATTAAAAGGACACTATGCCCCAAAAACTTCCCTTCACTAAGGATCAGATCCATGCGATTAGATCCTCACTTCATGGTAGAAATCAACTTTTATTTTGTGTTCATGTAGATACTTGTCTCCGTTGTGTAGATTTAATTAATCTCAGAGTTAAAGACCTAATTGATTCTCATGGAAGAGTCCGCAAGAACATAGAAGTCAAGCAGAAGAAAACAGCTAGACGAGTTTCATGTAGGCTATCAGAATTCACTATGGATCTGACCGATAGATGGGTAAGATCCCGAAAACTAGAAAGCAATGATCCTTTGTTTCCAAGTAGAGCAAGAGACAAGATGGGCAACTTGAAACCCCTTAGTGACAAGATGTATAGAAATATAGTAAAAGAAATAGCCTACAAAGCAGGACTAGATTGGGAACTGTACAGTAGCCATAGCTTACGTAGGACCAAACCTAGTATTGTATATAAAGAAACTAGAGACATTGAAACTTGTAGACAACTATTAGGACATTCTAATGTTGCTTCTACTTCTCTTTATTTGAATATTAGTGCAGAGGATGCTTTAAACAAAGCGGAAGCACTACATATAATGTAGGAAGTTGAGGGGTGTTTCTCACGCACCCCTCGCTCTCTAATTCCCAACTTCAGAAAGGATCTAAAGGTAGGATCTAAAACCATAGATACATAGGAAAATAATGCAAGATGAATACAGAAATTCGGTTATCAATGTAGTGCTATCCCGAAAACTAGTGCGAGAAACTAAAATGTTTATGCTACAAAATCAGTTAGATATACCTCTTAAAACTTTTGTGGAGCAAGCAATAGAAGAAAAAATAAAAAAGATGGATGAAGGGGTTGACAGCAAATAATAGCTATGTCAAAGTGTCTTCTCATATCTACGAACTACCAGTTTACAACTCAAGCGACAACTAAGTTTCTGGTTTTGCCATAACTGCTAGTTCGACATTACTTCACATACTTGCACTTCTGCAAGATTATATTAAGAGGGTTATGGGGCAAAATACTTTCGCTAGTAGAGCATTAGCACACAAAAAGGTACGCAAGGGTCAATCAATCTCCAGAGAACAAGTTAATAAAGCATTAGAAGCATACAAAAGTAAAGGTGGAACCATTACTAAACTTCCTACTATGTCTGATGGTTTCAGCAAAAAACTAACTTCTACTTCTGATTACTACAAGGTTTATAGTTGGACCTTTGAGAGTGTTATGCGACATGGCATAGCAAAGCAAGACCAACTAATAAATGATGAAATTTTATGAAGTGGATTAGAGATCCTACTCACCATGTTACTTGTGTGTGTAGAGCAGACGATCCTATAACTGATTTCACTCATTGCAAGTTGTGTAAAAAAGAATTAGGTAATATTGATAAAGGATGGGATAGATGTTTTGATTGTTACAAAATACCACTTGAGAAAGAGTTTATTAAATCTTATGAGCAAGCAGGGTATGTAGTAACAAAACATGGTATTTATTCTAAGAAAATGGAGATAGATGCATCCTAGTGATAGTGGTCAACTAACTGGTCGTGTAGCTGGTAGTAGACTTACTTGCGTTAGGTTCTCTCATAGGGACAAGAATGGTAGCAGAATAAACTTATATAAGTGCAAGTGTGGTAACTATAAAAAGCTATACCAGCAAGCAGTTAATTCTTTAAATACAAAATCATGTGGGTGTCTCAAAAAAGAGCTAAACCCAATTGTATATAAAAGAATGCGAAAGAGTGAAAAGAAAAGAAGAGAGAATCATTTAAAAGCTTGTATAGGAAAAGAACCAAAGAACAAAGGTCAAAAGAGAGTAGATATACTAGTTGATGGTGAGATTAAACATAAGTTTGTTAAAGCAAGTGAAGTAGCTAAATACGATAAACAATTCATGAGAGAGTTAACTGCTTTGTACTATGAAGCAGTATGAAATGGGCAAGGATCTATTTAAATCAACATTGCATAGGTTGGGCTTAAATTGAATAAAGTGTGGAGCTTTACCTTGCCCATTACAAAGGAATAAATGAAAGAAAGTATAAATCAACAAGCAGAAAGACTAGTTAATGGGGACAGACAATGGGCTTATGATCACCCATTGGAAAACTGTGAAAGAATAGGGACTATTTGGGGTGTGATACTAGATACAGATCCAGTACCACCAGAGAAAGTTGCACTAATGTTAGCAGGAATGAAGATAGCCAGAGAAATATATAGGCATAAAGAAGATAACTTGGTTGATCTTGCTGGTTATTCTGCGTGTGTACAGATGATTTATGATAAGAAAGAAGAATTACAAATACAACAAGCAGAGAGGGATGACTATGACAGGAACTTTAAACCAGCAGTTTATGAAGAAACAACTATTGGGTAACTATAGTTTTATGCCGTGTAAAGAATGTAAAAGACTAACCAGTAACAAACTAGGTAAACACATAATATGTGTAGAATGTATGGAGTACAATGAGAGTAGAAAGTAAATGTCCACATTGCGGTAAAGTACACAAAGAATTTAGAGATCATTCAGGTAGCAGTATCATTAAATGTGAAGGTTGTGGTGAAAAGTATATTGCAATAGCAAGAATGCAATTAGAAGTAGAGTCATTGAAGATAGTAGATGAAGCAATCCTAGACAGGAAGTTAGGGATTTATGTATCAAAACGTACTGGAAAAGCAATTAAACCTTGAGCTGGAAGGTAAGCGACTAGGTAAAAGACGTTATCAGAGGGTTAGCAAGGAAGCTAAAGCACAAGAGTCATGGACTAGACTCCCCTCTGTACGTTTCATAATGTCAGAAGCAGTAACACCTATTGCTTCTGCTTTTAGGGAGTGGATAGATAAACGTAAATCTGGTAAACCAGCATACGCTACTCACCTAATAGAAGTTGTAGAATCCCTTAGACTTGAAGATGATACTGTAGCTTATCTAGCACTTATATGTACGCTAGATGGTTTATCCCAATCCCATCCTGAATATCGTGTAGCAAGAGCAATAGGTAACGCTATACAAGATGAGTATAGACTACGTACTTTTCGTTCTGAGAATCCTAATTATTTTAAGAAGGTTTTAGAGTCTGAGCATCAGAAACGTAACCCTCGTTATAGACAAAAGAATGCTATGACTTGGCTACTTTCTAGAAAGACACAATTAAACCTACATGATCTTACATTAGAAGATGCAGATAAGATTATGCTTGGAAAGATTCTTATTCATCTTATACACAGAGAAACTGGATTAGTTACTATTGTACCTTCCTATGTTAATAAGAAGAAAACTATCAATATGCTTGTACCCAATCCATCAGCAGTACAATGGATTGAAAAACTAGAGAAGCATAAAGAAAACATAGCCACTCAATATATGCCGTGTGTAGTAACACCTAGAGATTGGCAAGAGAAAACACTAGGGGGTGGTTATTACACTAGTCAACTAAAAGGATTACGTGCAATCAAATTACATAGAAAGTCTGGGTATCAAGATTTAGATAATGTAAGTATGCCACTAGTTTATGATGCACTAAATCAAATGCAGAGGACAGAGTTTGCTATTAATATTCCTTTGTATGAAGTAATGCAGAAAGCATATGAAAGTGGTGCAGAGTGGGAGGGTATACCATCTAACAAACCCTATGATTTACCACAATGTCCTTATCCTGGTACACAAAAGAAAACACTAACAGAAGAACAAAGAACTATATGGGATGATTGGGCTAAACCTTATGCAATGCTGATGAGAAAGAATAATCAGATGTATAGCAGAAGGTTACAGTTTGTGAGGGGGTTGCAAATGGCACAAGACTTAATGCAACACAAGCAATTTAACTATGTAGCCCAATGTGATTACAGAGGTAGATATTATCTCATGCACAACTTCTTACATCCTCAAGGTCCAGATTGGTCTAAATCTCTATTACAAAGTGCAGTAGGGATGCCTGTTACAGAAGAAGAACAAGTAAATGCTTTGGCAATAGCAGGAGCAAACTTGTATGGGTTTGATAAAACCACTATGGAAAACAGAGTAAAGTGGATTCATTACCATACCGATCAGATTATAGAAAGTTCTAAACGTCCTTTTGATTTTAAATGGTGGACCCAAGCAGATGAACCTTGGCAATTCCTAGCATTCTGTAATGAGTGGAAGAAGTACAAAAACAATGGACTAGGTTATAAATCATACTATTGGGTACATACTGATGGAAGTCAAAATGGTATCCAGCATTACTCTGCAATGTTAGGTGATGCTGAGACTGCTCACTACTGTAACTTAACATACACAAATCAACCACAAGATTTATACCAAGAAGTAGCAGATGAAGTTAAAGAAAGGCTGAAAGAATCTAATGAACCAATAGCAAGGGACTGGTTAGAGAGTAACCTTATCGATAGGACAATGCTGAAGAAGGTTGTAATGACATTTCCCTATGGTGGTACACCCCATATGTTTACTGAATATATTAATGGTTATGTTATAGAGAATGTTGGAACAGAATGGCCTTTCAATAATGGTGTTCGTATTACTGATGCTTTTAAAGAAGCAAGATGGTTAGTTACTAAAGTACAAGATGCACTAAGAATAAAAGTAAAAGCAGCCACTAATGGTATGCAATGGATTAAACAAGTAGCACGACAAGTAATTAAAAGAAAAGTACCAGTACAATGGAGAACACCAAGTGGTTTTGTTTGTGTACAGAATTATCCAGAGGTTAGATCAAGGAAAATTAAAACTGTACTTGATGGTAAACTTATAGTTGCAAGTGTACATGGTAATCCAGCAGGAAATAAACAAGACAGTTGGAAAACTGGTAATGCTACACCACCTAATTTTATTCATAGTTTGGATGCAAGTCATCTTACTCTTACTTTACAGAAATGTAGAGAACATGATTTAAATCAAGTGACTATGATACATGACAGTTATGGGTCTTTAGTGGCACAAATGCCATTAATGCAGAAACTCTTACGTGAATCCTTTGTTGAAATGTACAACGAGTGGGATGCCTGTGAAGAGTTTCTAAAGGATGCATCTATGGTAGTACCAGAAGGTGCATTACCAAGTCCACCAGATAAGGGAGACTTGGATATTAATCTGGTGAGGGAATCACCTTTCTTTTTCGCATAGGAATCTAATATGAATCATTTAGCAAAGACACCAAAAGGTGAAGCATTCTGGTTAAAGGTAATAAGACCAGAAACTAGATTTAATCCAGCAGGGGATTATGAGGGTGAACTGATACTTAGGGGTAAAGAAGCAGATGAGTTTAAATCTATTGTTGATAAACTCATGGATGAAGCAGTAGTAGAAAACGCTACTGACAAAAAGAAGCCTAAGAAAGCTAAACCACCTTACAAGGTGCATGAAGTAGATGGGCAAGAAGATGGTATGTCTTTTAAATTTAAAATGAAAGCAAAGTATGAAACACGCAATGGTGATGTAATACACCAAAAACCACAAATATTTGACTCAAAAGGTAAACCAATTACTGATCCTGAGTTTAGTATTGGTAATGGTTCTGTTGTAAAGATTGCATATAAATCTAGAGGATGGAATGTAGCTACTACTGGTTGTGGTATTACTCTATCTCCTATGGCAGTCCAAGTTATTGATCATGTCCCTTATTCTGCAAGTTCTGATGGATTCGACTTTGAAGAAGAGGAAGGGTTTGAATGGGAAGAAAAGGAGAAAGAAACAGTCTTTGACGAAGAAGACGATTTTTAGGTCAAAGTTTGAAGAAGAAGTAGTAAAAGCACTACCTCAAAAGGGGTGTGTATATGAACCTTGTAAGTTTAATGTAGACATCCCTACTTCTTACATACCAGATTTAGTTTTACCTAATGGCATATATGTAGAGATAAAAGGTTTTCTCAGGATAGAATCCAGAAGGAAGTACGAGAACTTTAAAAAACAATACCCAGAGTTAGATTTAAGGTTTGTATTTATGAATCTAAACCAAAGGTATCAAGGTTCTAGAAGAACGAATCAACAATGGGCCGAAAAGCATGGATTTATCTACGCACATAAAAGAGTACCTACCTCATGGTTTGGTGAGTATCAAAAAAAGAAACCAGACTGATTATATAATTGTTACTTGTACTGATACTAAACCAGATAAACTATTAGACATAGTGCAACTAGATAGACTACATAGAGGACTAGGATGGATGTGTGCAGGGGTGCATTTTCTTATTGATAAGTTTGGTGAAATACAGAAAGGAAGAGAACTAGATGAACATGGTTGTCATACATGGGGGTATGATGACATATCTGTTTCTATTACTTTAGTTGGTGGTAGAAATCTAGAGGGTATTCCTACAGAACAAAGTTATTTTGAAGAGCAACTAGAAGCACTTACAAATCTTATTGTTTATCTCAAAGGTATTTATCCAGATGCAAAGGTCATAGGTCAGGATCAATTACAGAAAGATGAAGATAAACCATACTTTGATGTAGAGGATTATGTTAATGGGTAGACATCCTTTTAATAAAGCTAATTTTGTAAAGAATGTAGCTTGTGAAACTTGTGGAAGTAAGGATAACAAATCAGTTTATGATGATGGAAGCACTTGGTGCTGGACTTGTGAACAAAGGACAAAGATGAATGGAGATACAGAAGAAACAGTAGAAAAGAAACCCAATAAGAAATTAAATCTGATACCTAGAGATCAGCTATTCTTTGAGGATTTATCTAAACGTAAAATAACAGAGGAAACGTGCCGATTTTACAATTACCAAAAAGCGTTATCAAGCGAGGGAAAAATAGCAGTCATAACCTTTCAAGAGAACGGAGTAGACATAGCCCAGAAGACGAGAGGGAAAGACAGGGATTTCAAATGGAGGGGGAAGACCTCGCTACTCTTTGGACAGAACAAGTGGCAACCCCAGAAGAACCTAAATTATCCACAACCATTGATAATAACAGAGGGAGAGATTGATTGTCTTTCTGTTGCTCAAGTATTTAACTTTAAACGTCCAGTTGTATCTTTAACTAAAGGTGCTGGTAATGCAGTAAATCAGATAAAAGAAAACTTGGAATGGGTTGAATCATTCCCTGAAATTATTCTTTGTTTTGATGCTGATGAAGCTGGTGATAAAGCAACTAAGAAAGTAGCACAACTATTATCCTATGGTAAATGTAAGATAGCCCAATTACCTGAAAAAGATCCTAATGAGTTGTTGATGCAGAACAGACAACAGGATCTTATGCAAGCAATCTACAATGCAAAACCACATAAACCAGAAGGAATAGTAACTGGTGATGAAATATGGCAAGAAATAATAAAAGTACATGATGAAGTAAATATACCTTATCCATTCCCTAAACTTAATGACATGGCTAAAGGTATACGTTGTGGAGAGATAGTTTGTATTACTGCTGGAACAGGGGTAGGTAAGTCACAATTTTGTAGAGAAGTAGCATACAACACTATGTTACAAGGACATAAAGTTGCCTACTATGCACTAGAAGAAAATACTAAGCGTTCTGCTATTGGTTTACTTGCCCTTCATGCTAATGAACCTCTTCACTTACAATCACAAGAAGAAAGAGATTTAAAAGAATGGGAAAAATGGTACAAGGATCTTGATCTAGGGAACAAGGTTGTATTCGATAAACATTGGGGATCGTCATCAGATGAATCTATAAGGGATAAACTACGTCATTTTGTAAAAGGGTATGATTGTAAGTTAATTATACTTGATCACATTTCTATTATTGTCTCAGGAGATGGGGAAGGTGATGAGAGAAGGAAAATAGATAACCTCATGACCAACCTACGGGATTTTGTTGAGGATACTCAATGTGCATTACTGGTGGTATCGCATTTAAAAAGAACCAATGGGGGTAAGGGGCATGAAGAAGGTGAACGTGTGCAGATGAATCATCTTAGGGGATCTCAAGCAATAGCTCAGTTATCAGATATGTGTATTGCTTTAGAAAGAGATAAACAGGGAAAAGATAAACACCTTACTACAGTACGTGTACTAAAAAATAGATACTCAGGGGATGAAGGTGCTTGTTCTTTACTTAGGTACACACCAGAAACAGGAAGACTATTTGAAACTTTAGAGGAGATAGGTTTTGAAGACGAAGAAGAAGAAGCTGATTTTTGATATTGAGACAGATAACTTCTATGAGCAGGGCAAAGTTATTCATTGTATTGTCACAATGGATATACAAACTTGGGAAGTTAAATCTTTTGGACCAGATGAAATTAAAGAGGGGATAGATTATTTAGATTCGGCTTCTATTATTATTGGTCACAACATCATTGATTTCGATATTCCTTTTATAAATAAAATCTACAATTGGGTTCCAAGAGCATTACCTAGGGATACTCTTATAATGTCTAGACTACTGTTTCCCTCTAGAGAGTTTCATAGTCTTGATAGTTGGGGTAAAGAATTAAAGTTTCCTAAAATGGAATGCAGTAACTTTGCTTTATACTCAGAGGATATGCTCAAGTATTGTATTAATGATGTGAAGTTAAATTTTAAACTATATGAGAAACTAAAGAATAAAGTAAAAGACTCAAGTTTGCATGATGCAGTAAGATTAGAACATTCTATGCAACTTATATGTTCTGATATGCGGTTTACTGGTGTGAGATTTAATAAGAAAGATGCAAAAGCACTAGAAGAAAAACTATCATTAAAACGTGTAGGCTTTGAGGATAAACTGAAGGATGAGTTTGGATCTTGGATTATTAATAATGGAGAAGGTAGGACAAGGAAGAAAGCAGACTACACCAAGATCAAGAATGTAAATTTTAATCCTAGATCAAGACAACATATAGCTAAAGTTCTAATAGAAAGAGGATGGGAACCTACAAAGAAAACTAAACTAGGGCATCCTATAGTAGATGAATCTGCACTTAGGGAACTAGGTACACAAGAAGCACTAATGATAGCAGATTATTTACTACTTCAGAAAAGAATAGCACAAATTAGTGAGGGTAAACAAGCATGGTTGAAGTTAGCCAATAAAGAGAAGGATAACTACATTATACACAATAGAACTAATCCACTAGGTACATACACTTCTAGGGCAACCCATACACATCCTAATTTAGGACAAGTTCCTGCTACTCGTTCTCCCTTTGGTAAAGAATGCAGAGATTTGTTTGTACCAGACAAGGGTCACAAGTTTATTGGTATAGATATGTCCTCATTGGAACTACGAGTCTTATCTCATTACTTAGCTAAATATGATAATGGTTCCTACAGTAACAAAGTAATAGAAAGTGACATACATACTGAAAATCAAAACTCTGCTGGACTAGAAACTAGGGACCAAGCAAAAACATTTATCTATGCCCTACTTTATGGTGCTGGATCACAGAAAATAGGTTCTATTATTGGTGGTGGAAAAGAAGAAGGTAGGAAACTTAAAGATAAGTTCATGAGCAACATTGTGGGGTTCTCTAATTTAAATAGAAATATAGAGAAATCATTGAAAAACAAGAATTACCTAAAAGGATTAGATGGTAGACCAATACCAGTACGATCCCCTCATTCTGCACTTAACTTCTTAATACAATCTGCTGGTGCAATATTATGTAAGAGATGGATCAGTTTGGTCAATGATGAGATTTTAACATCCTACAATGGATTAGCAAGGATAGTGCTTTGGGTACACGATGAGATTCAGGTATCAGTAAGTGAGGAACTAGATTTAGATGAGGTTGGAAAAGTTTTTGTGCAGAAAATTTTAGAGACAAAAGAATATTATGATTTTAAATGTCCTCTTGATGGGGAATATAAAATCGGAAACTCATGGATGGAGACACATTAATGACTATATTAGCAATCGATGCAGACATACTAGCATACAGAGCATCTTTCAAAGCAGAGAAAGCAGTAAAATGGGATGAAGATACTTGGACACTATGGAGTTCAGAAGAAGAAGCAACCCACATAGCTATAATGAGTATCACTAATATATATGAAACATGGAAAGAAGTATCTCGTGATCCTGTTGTCACCCCTGTCTTGTGTTGGTCACACAAAAACAACTTTAGAAAAAAGCTATGGCCTGACTATAAGATGAACAGGAAAGACCAGAGAAAACCTTTGTGCCTAAAGAGAGTACGAGAAAAACTAGGTCAAATATACCAATACAATATAGAGCAAGATGGGTATGAAGCTGATGACATTATAGGTGAGTTTATTACTTGCGAAGATCCTTATGCAAAACTATGGGATTTAGATGAACCAGTAAATACACAAAACAATAGAGCAGTATGTGTATCTATAGATAAAGATTTAAGAACAGTACCAGGATTGCACTACATAGATAATAAATTAGTAGAGATAACAGAAAATGAAGCTAATTTTACTTGGATGTGTCAGACCATAGCAGGGGATGCAGTAGATAATATAGAAGGTATAAGAGGTATGGGAATCAAAAGAGCAAGTAAACTATTAGAAGGTGTAAGGAATTTAGCTGACCTATGGGAACTGGTATCTAAAGAGTATGAGAAACATGGTCATGAAGTTGAGTATGCTAAGATTAATGCAAGACTTACAAGGATACAAAGGGATGGTGATTCAATAGATAAATTACCAGACCCCATAGGAAATATTTTTTAACTACGTTGGAAAACCAAAATTCATGGATTTAGAGGGTAAAAAAGAACTGTATCTGGACATCCCAGAGCAGTTAATAAAAGATTTAGATCAACTATTCCCATCTGTTTGTCCTACTATTGATATGACAGAAAGAGAAATATTTATGTATGCAGGAAAAAGAGCAATGGTTGATTGGTTAATAGAACGTAAGGATATGCAGGAGTTTGAAGGTTGATGTGTGAGTATGACCAAGTAGCAGAAAGAAGAAAAAGAGGTTATGACGGAACTTCTTCTACTGTTGAAGGTAAAGCATTTGATGATCTTATTAGAAATCCTATTTTAGATGTAGGTAATGCAGTAGATACTTTTGTTGGTCCTGACAGTCAATCTGGTGCAGGGTTATTATTACGTAATTTGAATCCTCAAAATTATCTTAATAATGATGATGGTGGTTCCTCTGTTCCAGAAATGGATACTACTATTACACCTACAAAAATAACCAACCTAGATGCTAGGCAAGGTGAGATAGATCCTAGACTAAAAAAGAAAAGAAAGAATATGAACAGTCTCAGGATCAGAGAAAACTTACCTTCTACTATTATTAGTCCCTCACAATCTCAGTCTTCAGGGACAACAACTATAATTACTTAAAGGAATATTATGTGTGGAACTGGTGGTATAACAGGGGGTGCAGAGAGTAATGTAGGTGGTGCAGATAGTAACCCTACCTCTAGTACCAATACAGAAGAAGTAAAAGAAGAAGTAGCCGAACAAATAGAAGATGTAAAAGAAGAAGTAACTGATGTTGCTGAAGTATACACCGATATTCCTAAAGACATGGAAAACACACTAACTGATATTTCTGGCGAAGCAGTTGGTGCATTAAATAATGCTGTTGCTGTTGGTAGTTCTCTCAGTAAACAGATTAATACTGCTCTCAAGAGACAAGGAATGATGGGTAATATGAGTGGTTATGATGAAACCCTAGAAGATCCTACTCTTGCTGGTAGACGAAGAAGAGGACGAAGAAGGGGGAATGAAAAAGATGTACGTTCTGGTGCATTAAAGATTCCTAGTTCCTCAGTAGGTGTACAAATTCCTGCGTGATAAATAACCAATCTTGTGCCTCAAGGTATTCCCAACTAGAGTCCCAGAGACATATATTCCTTACTAGAAGTAGGGATTGTTCTGAATTAACACTACCCTACCTCATACCCCCAGAAGGACATTCAGCTAGTACCATCTTTCCTACACCATACCAAAGTGTAGGTGCTAGAGCAGTTAATGTTCTTGCTTCTAAGTTACTTCTCGCTTTACTGCCCCCATCTGGTCCCTTCTTTAGACTAATGGTGGATGATCTTGAGATCCCACAACTTAAACAAGAAGGTCGTGGGGCAGTAGAGGAAGCATTAGGTGCTATAGAACGTGCTGTAATGTCAGAGATAGAAATAACAAGAGTACGTGTACCTACATTTGAGATGTTAAAGCATCTTATTGTTTCTGGTAATGCTCTTGTTTTCTTTCCTGAAGAAGGTGGTATGCGAGTGTTTCCTTTGGAGAGATATGTCTGCCAAAGGGATGCAATGGGGAATGTACTAGAGATCATTGTTAAGGAATCTGTAAGTCCTCTCATGCTACCAGAGGAAATAAGAAACCAAGTACAAAAAGATGATACCAATGATGACTCAGATAAGAGTATTGATCTCTACACAAAGATAATTAGAGAAGCAGACCAATGGATAGTAAGACAGGAAGTAAAAGAAATAGAAGTACCTAATAGTTCAGGAACCTATAAGTTAGATAATTTCCCTTGGATGGTACTTAGGTTTGACAGAATAGATGGTGAATCCTATGGAAGAGGATTGGTAGAACAATACTTAGGTGACTTACGTTCATTAGAAGGTTTATCTCAGGCATTAGTAGAAGGTACTGCATCCTCTGCAAAGGTACTATTCCTAGTACGTCCTAATGGTACAACTAAAGCTAGATCACTAGCTACTGCACCTAACGGAGCAATCATCCAAGGGGATGCTAATGATGTAAGTGTATTGCAAGTAAACAAAGCAGTAGATTTTAGGATTGCTGAGAGCATGATTAAAACTATTAGTGATAGATTATCTGGTGCATTTCTAATGTCTGGTTCTGTACAAAGGGATGCTGAAAGAGTTACTGCTACTGAAGTTCGTCTGCTTGCTAATGAAATAGAATCTGGGTTAGGTGGAATATTTAGTTTGTTGTCCCAAGAGTTTCAATTACCTCTGGTTAGATTGATGCTCAAGAAACTTAATGATGAAGACAAAGTACCACCTCTGCCAGAAGGTGTAGTAAGACCCCAGATTATTACTGGTCTAGAAGCAATGAGTAGATCAGAAGACTTAAAGAAACTAATGCAGATGTTACAAATGTTCCAACCTCTTGGAGCAGAAGGTTTCTTAAACCAGATTAACATCGATGACTTTATAGATCGTGTAGGTGTATCACTAGGGATAGATCCTCAAGGGTTGTTGAAGTCTAAGGAAGAGCAAGCACAACTACAACAGCAAGCTCAACAACAAAGACAACAACAAATGGTTATGGAAATAGCTAAAACTATGGGTCCAGAAATAGGTAAACAATTACTACCCCAGATTATGCAAATGGCTGGACTACAACCACAACAACAACAACCCCAACAACAAGGATAATATGCCAGAAGGTGAAGGCACTTATGGGAACCAAGTAGGTAGACCAAAGAAAGAATTTATACCTACCAAGGATCTGGGTACAGAATTAAAGAAAAGAAATAAAGCACCTGAGTACATGACTAATAAGCGTACCTTTGTAATTAAAAGGTATAAGAATGGGGGTTACTACAAACAGTTTGAGAATGGTGTAGTTGACAGTATTAAAAAGCCAGTAGCAGAAAAGTTAATTGCAGATAAAAGAGCAGGGAAGGCTAATACAAAGCACTACACAGTAGAGTATGTAAAGATGAAAGGGGTTAAAGATCCCAAACCTACATTACAAGGTGATCGTAGAGAAAAAGTAGTAGAAAGAATTAAAAAGAAAACTACTAGGAACCCAGATGCTAATAACAAACCACCTACTAGAGTAAAATTTAAAGGTAAAGGTAAAGCTGGGATGTTATTAGGTGTATTAAGTGCTTTAGGTATTGGTGCTTCTACTTCTAAGAAAACAGATAACAAGAAAGCACCTACAAAGAAACGTACCTCAGTACCACCTTCTAAGTCAGAGGGTAGTAGGAATGTAAAAGCTCAAATGGATTCCAAAGAAGCTATACAAGCAAGAATGAAGAAAGACAAAGATAGTTCACCAGTAGATTTTAAAGGTAATTATCCTGTTTATCGTAAAGGTTCTTCAATGGCTAAATCATTTAGGAAAAAATATAACGAGGAGAAAGCAAAAGGTAGTAAAACATTTACATGGCAAGGCCGAAAATACACAACTAAATAAAAGGGATATATGGTAGATCAAGTATCAGTACCACCAGAAGAAAATGAACAACCACCTGAAGGTCATGATGAAGCTATGGCTTCTCTTGCTGATGGAGAAGTAGTAGAAGAACAGTTTGACAGACCAGAGTGGTTACCAGACAAATTTAATTCACCAGAGGACTTAGCAAATGCCTATCAAAATCTGGAACAAAAGTTATCCCAAGGATCTCAAGAAGCTGATGATGTATCCTCTGATGAAAATGAAGAATTTTTGGAGGAGGCTGAAAGATACGTGGAGGCTAAGGGACTGGATTTTGGAACTCTTTCTGCTGAATATGCGAGAGAGGGTGAACTTTCTGGGGAATCGTATAAGGCGTTGGAAGATGCAGGTATCCCAAAAAGTTTTGTAGATGATTTTATAGATGGACAAGAAGCAAGATCAGAACTAATACAACAGTCTGTTTATAATTTAGTTGGTGGTCAGGATACTTATGATAAAATGACTGCTTGGGCAAAAGATAATCTATCTCAAGATGAGATAAATGTATTCAATGCTAATGTTGACCTTAATAATGTAGAGACTGCTAAGTTTGCAGTTAATTCTCTTCATGCACGATACCAGATGGGTACTGGATCGGCCCCTAATCTTATTCAAGGTCAAAGAGCAAACTCATCGAGTGCCTATACTTCAATGGCACAAGTAACTCAGGATATGAAAGATCCTAGGTACACCGATGACCCCAGTTTTAGAAAGCAAGTTCACGACAAACTTGCGAACTCCAATGTCATGTAGCAAACAAGCCTTTCCGAGGAAAGACAACTTGTTGTGATTAGTGACTAAGGTGTAACTAATGTCGTACCTTAACATTAATCATATAGGAAAATAACTATGGCTTCTGCCGCAACTCCAAATAGAATAGGTCAGGTAAATGCTGCAAATGCAGATGATGCCTTATTTTTAAAAGTTTTTAGTGGTGAAACTATTACTGCCTTTGAAGAAACAAATGTAATGCTTTCACGTACTATGAAACGAACAATTAGTTCTGGTAAGTCTGCACAATTCCCTGTGTTTGGTAAGACAACTGCGTCATATCATACACCCGGAGATGAACTTGCTGGTGCTACTCTTCCTAGACAAAACGAAAAGGTTATTACTATTGATGATCTTTTAGTTTCTCATGTTTTTGTCGATAAGTTGGATGAAGCACGATCCCACTATGATGTACGCTCAGTCTATAGTACAGAAATGGGACGTTCATTGTCTAAGCGTATGGACGAAAATCTTCTTAAATTAGTACACATTGGTGCTAACACTTCAGCTACTATTACTAGTGAAGGTTCTGGTGCTGGAAGTGCAGTCGCTATTACTGATGCCAATTATGCTACTGCTGACATAAAAGTAGCTAGGATTTTTGATTGTGCTCAGAAGTTTGATGAATTGGATATTCCTAAAGATGACAGGTACGTAGTATTAAGTCCTGCTGATTTTTATGATGTTCTAGATTCAACTAAAGCAGTAAATCGTGATTATGGAGGTCAAGGTGATATAGCTAATGCTAATATGCCTAGGCTTGCTGGGTTTACTATTTTAGTATCAAATCATTTACCATCTAGCGGTCATGCCGCCGTTACTGGTGAAAATAACGTGTACTATGGTAATAATACTTCCAACAATAGTGGCAACTTTGCTACTACTCGTTTTCTTGCTTTTCATAAAAGTGCAGTAGGTACAGTACAACTTATGAATTTGCAGACAGAAAGCGAGTATGACATCCGGAGACAAGGTACATTACTTGTAGCTAAAATGGCTGTAGGTCATGGTGTACTACGTCCTGAATGTTGTTATCTTGGTTTTGATAACGGAAGTTAATATTCCCTTAGAGTAGCTATAATTCTCCCTCTGGCTACTCTACCTCTCAGGGGGGTTGCCCTTGCCCCCCTGTCTCACTTAAATAAAAATACTTATGTCTAATTTAGATAAAACTATACGTGAGCAACAACATAGGCCATGTCCTGCTGGTGAATCAAAATCAGTATGGAGAGAAATGGAAGAACTAAGACTGCAAAAAGAGTCACAAGTGCAACCTCAAGTTAAGAAAAAAGGAAGACCAAAGGCTAACTAATGTCCTACAACGCAACAACCAAACTAGACTTAGTTAATCTTATGCTGGCAAGCATAGGTGAATCACCAGTAAGTGCTTTATCTTCTGGTCTTACTGATGCTGAACTAGCAGAAACAATTATTGGTAGGATAGATAGAGAAACACAATCTGAAGGTTGGTGGTTTAATACAGACTATAATAAGAAATTTGTACCAGATGGTGAAAGTAAGCAAGTAGTATTACCTCTAAACACACTTAAAATTGATTGTGTAGCTACAAGTAGTCACCTAAGAATGATCCAGAGGAAAGTAGGTACAGTTAATAAACTCTACGATCCCTATAATCATACCTATGATGTGGGTGATAATCATACAAGCATCTATATTGATATTGTAACTCAGGAAGAGTTTGAAAATTTACCTGAAACTGCAAAGAGGTACATAGGAATTAAATCTAGCAGACGTTTTTCTCAACAAGTAATAGGTAATGCACAACTGTATGGTTATGAAAAAGAAGATGAAGCTAGATCACTCGCAGAATTAAAAGAAGCAGAAAGTCAAATAGCAGGACACAATGTATTTGATGAATATTCTGTGTACAGAGTAGTTAATCGGGACCACTATGGAACTCAAAGGTTGAGACTTGGGTTCTTATGAAAAAGCAAATACTAGCGTTAGTTTTATTTTTTACTTTAGTACCTAATTTACTGTCTCAAGATAAACTAGATTTTTCTACTTCTTTTGTCAGAGAAATCTGGTATGCCTGTTTTAAGATTTCACAAGTAAACTCACCATATCAACCAGCTACTTTACACGTTTTATTTTGTGATTGCTTAATTGATAAAGGTAGAAGTTACTTTGGTTCAGAAACAGGAATACATGAGTATACCGATAATACTACTAGAGTATGGACAGGCTTTGCTAATGATTGTGGGTATGAAATAAACCTTACACTAAATCCTAATGGCTTTAATCTCTGATCTAATTCCATCTTTACTTAACGGAGTTAGTCAACAAGCACCTACAGTAAAAGATAAATCGCAGGGGGATCTACAAGAGAATGGATATAGTGACCCTGTTAGAGGATTAAAGAAAAGGCCAGGAACTCAACACGTAGCAAAGTTATCAGATACTTCTTATTCTTCTACTTTTATCCATCCTATTAGAAGGTCAGGTACAGAAACATTTATAGCAGTATTTAGTGGGACAGGATCTACTGCTGGTGACCTTGTAAAGATATTTGATGCTAGTGATGGAACTTCTAAGACTGTAAATATTAGGGATGCTGGGGATACCATTATTACCTCTGGTGCTACCTTCAACGAGATTAAAACTTATCTTACCGATGGGAATCCCAATACTGCTTTTACTGCTACGACTGTAGCGGATTTCACCTATCTGGTTAATAAGAATAAAGTAATAGCAAAAAGCTCAACTGTTACTTCTGCTAGAACCCCTGAAGCATTGGTTTATGTAAGGGGTGGGGATTATGCTAATGTCTACACAATAGAAATAAAACCAGCAGGACAATCTGGATTTACTGAAGTAGCAAAAGTAACTACATCTGATTCAGGTAAAACTTTAAAAGAAGCTAATATTGCTACTGATAAAATAGCAAAAGCATTAAAAGATGGGTCTGCATTTGGAAATAATGCTGGGTATTCTAGTAGTGCATCAGCACCTGCAGATGGAACTGGTTATAATGCAGAACATTTAGGCAATGTATTAGGGTCTGGAATATTTAGTAACTTATCTGCAACTGTTACTGGTTCTGTAATACATATAAAATCTTCTAACACTTCTGACTTTGAAATAAGAGTAACAGACTCAAGGTCCAACGGATTTATACAAGCATTCAAAGATAGTACACTTAGGTTTGCAGAACTTCCTGGTGCTGGTCCTACAGATGCTAAAGATATGATCATAAAGATCACAGGGGATAATAGTAAATTTGCTGATGATTTTTATGTAAAACTTACAGATGAAACTAAAGGGATCTATGAAGAAACAGTAGCTACTGGTCTTCAGAATAGTTTAGATCCTAGTACAATGCCCCTACAGATTATAAAGGAGACAAATGGGACATTTAGTATTAAACAAGCTGGATGGTCTAGTCGTGTTGCTGGTGATAACGATTCTAACCCCTTTCCTTCTTTTGTCGGTTCTACTCTTAGTGATATATTTTTCCATCAGAATAGGTTGGGTGTGCTTTCTGAGGAAAGTGTCGTATTTACTGAAGCAGGAAAATTCCTTAACTGGTTCAGACCTACAGTATTAAACCTTCTTGATACTGATCCTATTGATGTAACAGTATCCACTAATCGTGTTTCTCTCTTAAAACACGCACTTCCTTTTTCAGAATCCCTCCTAATCTTCTCTGATCAAACTCAATTTATACTTAGTTCAGCAGAATTCCTTAGTCCTCTTGATATTAGCCTTAATGTAACAACAGAGTTTGAAGCAGATTTAGATACTACTCCAGTAGGTGCAGGAAGATATGTGTTCTTTGCAAGTCCAGGGGGTGCATTTAGTACCATAAGAGAGTTTTATCTACAAACAGACACAGAAGTAAAAGATGCAACCGATGTAACTGGTCATGTACCTAGATACATTGCTGGTGGTGTTAAACAAATGATAGCTAGTAGTAACTACAATATGTTGTGTCTTATTACTGATGATACTGCATCTAGTAAAACTATGTGGATCTACAGTTACTATTGGAATGGTCAGAATAAAGTACAGTCCTCATGGTCCCAATGGAAATTTGATGCAGACATACTCGCTATTACTTTTGTACAAGACGATATATTTGTAGTTTTCCAGCGTAGCAATAAAGTCTACTTGGAGAAAATACAACTATCACAGGATGAATCAGTTGGAGCAACAACAAGTGAACATGAAATCTTATTGGATAGAAGAGTAAAAATAACAAGTGACTCTAATTTAACTAATTTTACTAGTACATACTATGGAGATGGTACTAGTCTTAAATATATAGACAAAGCAGGAAACACATTATCATTAGCACAAGCACAAGCACTTACTCTATCATCCAGTAATCCAATTTATGTAGGTCAGTCTTTTGAGTTTAAGTTTCAGTTTAGCGAAGTGATCGTAGGGCAAGGTCAAAAACCACAAACTATATCAAGACTACAACTTAGAAACATAACATTAAACTTTGCTAATACTGGTAACTTTACTGCAAGAGTGACTCATACTAACAGAATAACAGAAGATACAGATGACAAACTCTTTACTGGAAGAAAAGTCTCACAAGCAAGTAATAAAACCAATCAGACCTCAATTATCAACTCAGGATCATTTAAAGTACCTCTGCTTGGAAACTCCAAAAACATCAAACTTGAACTATTATCATCCTCACACCTTCCATGTGAATTCCAAAGTGCAGAATGGGAAGGGTTTTACCACATTAGATCACGAAGGGAAAACTAGTTATTTTCGTAAATCCATTATTGAAGATGTATTTGATTTAGCACCTAGAATATGTCTACAAGATAAAGAGGAAATATGGAGATCAAGTGGATCTAAACCAGTAGATGCGTTATGTGCTGGTTTTTATGCTTCTGATGAAGTGTATACAATTGTACATAATGATGTAATTAAAAGTATGTTTGGTGTTAATAAAAGTATAATAAACGACCGCATAGGAATACCTTGGTTATTAAGTGATGGTCAGTTTGAAGGAATAGAAATTAAATTTTTAAGGACAGGAAAGAAATGGGTAGATGGTCTTTTGTCTACTAATTGGGATCTTTTATATAATTACGTTGATGTGGATAATCATAACGCAATAAAATGGTTAAAGTTTTTACGTTTTTCATTTATCAGAGTAATACCTAATTTTGGATATGCTAAAACTCCCTTTGTAGAATTTATGAGGATAAAGAATGTGTGAAATTACTGGAGCAACTGCTTACGCAAGTTTAATGGTTGCACAAGGTATCGCTAATTATATAGCTGAAGAAAAAGCGTATAATGAAGGTCAAGAACTAAAAGCAGACAACAAAAAATTAGCAGAACAAGCATATGGTTTAGACATAGCACAAATAGATAAAAGAGAGGACCAAGAGGAAGAGTCATTTGAGTTAAGCCAAAGACAACTAGAAAAGAAAAACATACAAGAAGGTGTAGATGCTACTGTAGCTAAACGAAGAGTAGAAAAAGAAGGAGAAAAAGCTAAAGGAAAAGTAGTGGGTAAGCTGACTGCTAATATGCTCTCTGGTAATACTGTAAATGCTATTATTGCTGATTATGATCAACAAATGTTGGAACGAACTGGTGACATAGATTTAAATAGAGATCGTTCTAAACAAATGATTGCAGAGCAACGAGGTATCAATACTAGAAACCTAGCAATGATGAGTGATCAATTAAAGATAAGTAAGAAACAAGCAGAAGCAAAGATGCAGGATAGAATCTTTAGTTTTAGAGGACCAAGTAGACCAGATCCTCTTAGTGCATTGTTAGGTGTAGGTGGTGCAGGATTTAAAGGTTATGAGTATGGTAAGAACACAGGTAGTAAAACTTACTTTGGAGCAAATATAAGCTAATGGTAGAACGTGTAACCCAACGAGCAAACTTTGGTAACTTACGTCCTCAAGCAAAACCAGTAGATACTTTTAGAAGACAGGATACTAGAGACTTAGATAACTTTATTGATTTTGCTAATCAAAGGTTAAAGGCAACACAAGGTATTATAGATGCTGGTTTTGGTGCATACCAAACTTACAGAGAAAGTAAAGAAGAAGAAATAGCATTTAAAGCACAAACAGATGCAGTTAAAGGTACTGTAGATCCTGAGTTACAAGGTAGTTGGGCTATATATGATAAACAGCAAAAACGAACTAAAGGTTTACTTAAAGCAAGAGAAAAAGGTAATGAAATAATTAATGATACTGATTTTCTTGCTGGGGTTTTTAATGAGACAGAACAAGTAAATAAAGATCCAGAGCAAACACAATATGATTCTAAGAGTTTGTTGTCGGGATTAAGACCAAATGAAGAAACAGGAGAATATGGTGCGGAACAAATTTATAAAATAAGAATAGATGAAAAAATAAATAGTATTATACAAAACAATCCAGACATTGATGTAGAAGAATTACTTAGGTACAAAGGTCAGCTAGATCAGACATTCTTTGAAACAGTCCGTAAGAACGAAGTTAATAACAGAGTTGCTACTTTTAGAGAAGTAGTAAGAACAACAATGTTTGATAAAACATCCCCTGCATTCCAAAGTTTATTTAGGCTTTACTCAGATGACGATAAGGCTAACCCAGTAGGATTTAACAAAAACTTCTACGGCATCCTAGGAACACTTACAGATCAAGGTATGGCAGAGGGTCTTACTAGGGAACAATCTGTTAATGTAGCACTTAAAGAAATTATTGGTGTAGCTTATACATTTGATAATGCTAACTCTAATAGTGGCAGAATTATTGATGAAGAAGAGAAGTTGTACATAACCAATATTATTGGTGCTTTGCAGGATAAAGTTACAGATTCTAGAGTTTTAAAATCTGGTTCTATGCTGATGGATAATAATCAGTACAGAGAATTTATATTTGAGAATATAGAGAAACTAGATTTGATGCTTGAGAATGGAGAAAAGGAAGATGAAACAAAAGCTAAAAAGACTGCAAGAAGTAATTACAATACATGGAAAACAGAAATGGTATTAGACATAAAATTTCCAGACAGAGAAGGGGGTAACGGAATTAAAAATATAGCTGATTTGACAAAAAGGTTAAATGAAGCAAATGGGTTATCTTGGTCATCCTACTATGATGTAGGTGCTGACAGTCTTACTTCTACTTTTAATCAAATAAAATCTAGTGGTGGATCTGGTGATAATGATCAATATAGATTAGCAATGGTACAAGCAACATTAGGTGAGGAAGGATTGACTCTAGCAGGATTAAGAGAAAACGCAAATTTAATTGTAAAAAAGTTTCCTAAAATTAATAAAGGGCAAGAAGAAAAAATATTTAACCAAATTGTTAATGTCAACAATGACAGAAGTGCTTCTAAATTTTATGGAGAAAGGTTTAACCAAAAATTAGCTAAATTGTTTGTTGGTAATTTAGGTGCTTTCAAGAATTTAGTTATAGTAGATGATGAATTAGGAAAAGCACACGCACAAGCATTTGATAAATTTAGGATAGGTGCAGAAAATATAGAAACATTGTATGGCAATGCTTCACCAGAAGAAAAAAGTAAGCAATACGATATTTTAATAGAAAATTTGACCGAAGAATTTGATGAATTGAAAAAGTCTTATTTCGATAATAAAGAAGAAAGAACCGAAATCGATGTAGAAAATTTAAATGTAATGCCTAATTGGATGAGAGCAAATGATGCAGAGCATTTTTATCGTGCGTTTTTATTTGAAATGAACCCTGACTCTTACAATAAAATATTCCCTAATACTAAACCTGAAGAACGATATGGTAATGTATTTAACAAAAGTAAACAAAGAGCTACAAGTGGGGGTATAAAACAAAAAGATGCTATTAGAGAAGATTTTAAAAAAGTACAAATATATCTTTTTACGTCTGAACCTACATCTACAAATATGCCTGAAAAATCTTTTAGTAACTGGTACAACAATTTAAAAAAGAAAAATGCAGTACAAATAAATAGAGCAAGAGATGAAAAATTTTTAAAATTATATGATGGTGCATTAAGAGTTAATGATAAAGGAGTTATTGTTGCACCAGAATTTTATGAACCAACCTTAGATGGTATAGACCCCTACCAAGGATCATGAGTACGCAATCTTCTATAGCTGATGTTTATTTAGATAATTTTAGTAGCGAACTTTCTTTTGATGAAGAATTAAGTAGGAACGAAGAAATAAACAGACCAGAAATTCCTAATTCTTTTTTTAACAATGTAGAAGTAGCTGGTGATGACGATAATTCATTCTTTTCAGAATCTATTGGACAAGTTGCTGGAGGGTTTATCGATGGTCTTAATGAAATGGGAACCTTCCTTAATTGGGCTTCTGGTCTTGATGTTTCTTTACCTAATGTATCCGTTGGTGGTTTTGATTTAGTAGTTGATGGTAAAATTAATACTACTGATGCACCAGAAACAGGTGTAGGTGGTTTTATAAGAGGTATGAGTCAATTTGGTGCTGGTTTAATTCCTGGGTTAGGTGTCGCTAAGTTAGCTAAGTTAAACAATCCTGTTCTTAGATCATTAGTAGCTGGGGGTGTAGCAGACTTTAGTGCTTTTGGTGCAAATGATCCTAGGTTAGCAAACTTTCTTAGAGAGTACGGAGAGTTAAATGATCCTATCACTAAATGGCTATCGGCCCCACTAGATGATGAAGAAAAAGATAATGAGTTTGTAGGTAGGTTAAAGAACTCAATAGAAGGTGCAGGGTTAGGTGTAGCATTTGAAAGTATTTTAGGTGGATTGCGTTGGGTTAAAAAGGGGGCACACCGAACTAGAAGGCAAGTAGAAGAAGGATTGCTTGATGAAGGTGAAACATTAATAGACGAACCATTATTAAAAGAGACTACACCAGAAGAAGAGGGGTTTTCTCAACAGATGATGGACAGTATGTTCCAAAAGAAAACAGCAGAAGAATTAGGAGATCCAGAAGAGTTAGATATATTTAGAGGTTTGAGTGATGAAGTAAAAGCAGAATTAGGTGACAGGGATCTGGATTTTAATGCTTACCTGAGAACAGATAAAAAAGACTTGGGGATCAACCTAGATACAATCCAAAGTGATGATGACATACAAAAGACATTAGGTGCATTGACTGATGCTTTTGATGATTTATTAGTTAAAGGTAGGCAAGGTACTGGTGCTACTGAAACATTAGTAAATAAGAAGACAGGAAAAGTAAGAGAAGGTGGTTTGTCATTCCAGAGGACAGGGCAAAGAGCAGAAGCTTATATAAGACAAATGGCAAAGAACACCCAAAGTTCAGTAGATCAATTAAATGGTTTGTACAGAGATGTAAATGGATTGACTACTAGGATACGAGCATCAGAAGCATTAATGGAAGTATCAGCAAAGAAGTTATATGAACTTGCTGAGTTTGTTAGAAATGACACTATTCATCCCGACTTCCAAGGATTTGCTGATGGTATGGTAAGAACTAAAATAGCATACCAAATGGCTAAAACTCGAAATGCTGGGATTGTATCACAAATATTAGGTGTACGAAGTGAGATAGGTAGAGCATTAAATGCTTATAAGATTACTGGTGTCAGTCAATCTGCCAAAGATTTCCAAGCTAAATTCTTCATAGACCAAATAGATCCTACTGGTGAATTAAAAAGAGAAGCAGAACGATTATTAAGACACAAAGATAAAGATAATCGCAATGTTATGGCTACTGCTATTTCTAAAGGTTATGCACCTACGTTCCTTGGTAAAGTAGGACAATCTCTTAGACAAATTTACATCAACGGCTTACTTAGTGGTGTTGATAGTACCATTGCTAACTCTATGGGTAATGGCATGGCTTTGTCATTTACTACTTTAGAAAGAAAGATAGCATCCCAATACAATACTTTGTTTTCCAATAGTAGCGAACAAGGTGTGCAAGCTATAGAAGTAGCAGGGTTAGTTAAAGGGTTTCAAATGACTATTGGTGATTCTTGGAAAGTAGCAAAAGAAGCATTTATTACGGATGCACCTTCTGAGAAAGCATGGGTTAAACAGGAACTAGCACAAAGAAATGTAATTACGGCTGAGAACTTTAGCAATTACATCAACCCTTCAGGTTTGTTTGGTACTTTTATTGACCACTTGGGAACTGTATCTAGATTTCCTTCAAGGTTCATGTTGTCTAGTGATGAAGTATTTAGATCCCTCTCATATAGAATGGAGCAGTCAGCACAAGCTTATGTTTATGCTAGAAAGACTGCTGGGAATGACGTTAAGTTATTTCATCGTATCCACAAAGAAGTCATGAATATGACTCCGCAACAATTGCGAGAGTTTAAGGATATGGAAGGAATAGATTTAGAAGCACAAAAAGCAACATTAGAAGCTATTTTTGCTACTCCGCAATCTAATCCATTAGTAAAAAGCATAGATAAAGTAAGAGGACAAATACCTTTAGGTTTAGGTCATGTCTATATTCCGTTCTTTAACACCATCATGAATATTCTTAGGTTCTCTGGTGAAAGGACAGTAGGTGCTAATTTCTTATTTAAACGATCCAGAGAGGGATTATTAGGTGATCATGGACTTAGGGGTAGGCAAATGGAACTGGCAAAACTTACTACTGGTTCTGCTATGTATACTTCTGCTTATATGCTTGCTGATTCAGGTCTTATCTCAGGGTCTTTACCAGAGGACATTAATCTTAAAAGAAACCTTCTTGATAAAGGTGCAACGTCTTACTCATTTGTAACACCTTTTGGATATATACCATTTAACAGACTAGACCCCATAGGAACTATGTTGGGGTTTGCCGCAGATACTAACAATTTAGTTAGAATTTTTAATGACCCAAATTACTTTACACCAAAAGAATCAGAACTAGTAAATACTAAATTTGATACACTTAGAAGTCAGTTTATGTATCAAATGATGGAACTGATGCAAGACAAAGCAATGCTGAAAGGTTTTGCTGAAATCATGTCTTTAATCTCTGGTGATCCTCTTAATAGAAAAGATTTTCTCAAGAAATTAGCTAACTCCTATAATCCTATTGTTACTTTTTATTCTGGGTTTAGAAGTGATGTAGCAAGAAGTGGCAATCTATTACAACAACAAACTGGATCTGCTGATTTTCTTACGGATTTGTACACAGATTTCTATAATAGAAACCCAGAAATACTAGAAGGTTTAGGACCAATTCCAGGTTATAAACCTAAAGGTTTTTCAGGTAAATTATATCCAAAGTTGGATTATGTAGGTAAACCAGTAAGAGCATCTACACTAGGTAATACTGCTTCTGGTAGATTTTGGCACGTAGCACAAAACATGGTTTCTCCAGCACCAGTAAGACCAAAGAATAAAAGTAAGCTAATTAGTAAAATTGTAGAATTAGGAGTAAGAGCAACCCCACCTTCTAAATGGAAGACTGTAAATTTTAGGGGTCAGTTTGACACTCATAAAATAGCTTTAAGTTCTGAAGAACAACATTATTTTGCTAAAACTGCTGGTGATTTAAATAGGCAATACTTGGAACCTTTAGTAACCCAGAGTTTCTTTAAGTCTATGCCAGAAGGAACACAAAGATCATTCCTACAGAATTCATTAAGAAAACACAGGCAAATAGCAAAACAGATGTTATTTAGTAAATTTCCAAGATTGCGACAAACAGAATTAGAATTTAAACAACTAGATATTCAACGACTACAACGTCCTTCAAGAACCAATCCAGCATTCCTTAGATAATGGCTTTATCCTACCAAGAACATACTACTGCTAATGGTACTGCTTATGCCTATAGCTTTGATGCAGTTAGTCATGACACTACAAACATTAAAGTAACGATTGGTGGTAAACATCTTTTTGATGGTGTAAGGAAGTATAACACAGGCACAAGACTTCCAGATGATACTGGGTCTGTCCAGAGTGCTGAGTATACTGTTTCTGGTACAAGTAGTGGGGGTACTATTACTATCCTTACAAGTGTTAATATCACAGGAATTGTAAGTAGCGGAGTACCAACATTATCTACTAGTCAGGTAATGCGGATCTCTAGATTAACCAATAGAACAACTGCTGAAGTATCCTTTAGTTCTGATTCTGTTCTTACCGATACGGACCTTAACACCTCTGCTAACCAAGCACGTTTCCTATCATTAGAAGCAGTAGACAGAGCAGATGAGTCTATTAGTTTGGATGCTAATGACACTACACAATTTAACGTACAGATTTCTGGTGTAGATAAAAGAATCTTTGGTGTAGCTAATCCTACAAATAGTAACGATGTTGCTAATAAAAATTATGTTGATACTGCTAGTTTAGGAACATTAACAGGACCAACTATTACATCCCCTGTTTTAAATACTAGTGTTTCTGGTACTGCTATCTTGGATGAAGACGATATGAATTCTGATAGCAATACTAAACTGGCTACACAACAGTCAATTAAGGCTTATGTAGCTACACAAATAGCAACAGTAAATGAAATAAACGAGTTACTAGATGTTACTATTACTTCTGCTGGTGATAATGAAGTTTTAGCCTATGATAACAGTACTTCTAAATTTATTAATCAAACTCCTACTGAAGCAGGATTAGCAACTATAACTCACTCAGACACAGGTGATGCAACAACAGAAGCAAATGCTTTATCAAACAGTATTGTATTTTCCATCGCATTAGGTTGACCTATGGCAAAATTTGTAAATAAAAGTAGAAACGTAAAAAACACCGCATTTAGTACCTTTGATTTAGCAAATACTTTAGTGGGTTCTTTGACTGCACTAACATCCAACAAAGGTCATGTAATGATTGGATGTAACGTAGCAAATATACACAATGCTACAGTAACAGTAGATGTAGCTCTTATTGATAGTGCTGGTGACCCAGACACAATAACTTACATAGCTAAAGACGTTACCATTCCAGTAGGGGGTAATGTTGAACTAGTCGATGGTAAGATTGTAATTGATTCTGACACTACAAAGATACACGCAAGGTGTAGTGTGGATACTAAAGCGGATATTATTGTTTCTGTATTGGAGAACGCATAATGAAAAGACAAGGATCTGGTAGTTTAACTCAAGGAAACTTTACACCATTACAAACAGATAGTAGTGGTATTACTGGTCATGTTAGTTCAACGCTAAGTGGGGTTTTAAGGAATCCTAAAACTATAAATTCTACTGTTACAATTTCCTCAGATGAAAATGCGGTCATGGCAGGACCAGTGGAAATTTCTAGCACTGGAAGTTTAGTTGTGGAAGGAACACTGGTGATCGTATGAGTGTCATAACTAACAACACAATTCAACCATCTTCTGGTCAGACATTAACGATTAAGGATGAAGGTGGAACTGCATCAATTACTGTAGCTACTAATGGTGAAGCTACTTTTGCGGAAAATATTATAGTCGGCACGGCAGGAAAGGGGATTGATTTTCAAGCACAAACAATAGCTTCTGTTACAGGCAAAACTGCTTCCACAGGGACAGATGAAATCTTGGATCATTATGAAGTTGGCAATTTTTCCCCAACTGTTTCACTTACAAGTGGAGGAACTTTATCGGAACAAGTTGGAACATATTGCCGAATTGGTGATTTTGTTTCAGTGCATGGTAGATGTAGGTTTAATAAATCAGGAGGATCAGGAACTTTAAGCTCAATAGGGGGACTTCCATTTACCAGTTTATCATTAAGTGGCTATCAAAGTGCAGGATCTACAGCATCAGTAGGAGTAGGAAAATCCGGTTATGTACAAAATTTAAGATTAGACAGTGGATCTGCTTCGATTGCGTATAATTTAAGACCACAAGCTGGTGACACTTCTACTGTTTCAATTACTACTAATGAAATGAGCACTAATATTTACATACGTTTTTCACTTCAATATAGAACCGCTTAATTTAAAAAATAAAATGGCACTTTCAAAAGCAACTGTTATCGATAAGGCTGAAACAGTAAAAATCTTTGATCATTACTGCATTCAGGTACGAGAAAGAAAACAAATCCTTGAAGATGGACAGGAAATTTCTTCAAATTTTCATCGTTACGTTCTTAACCCAGATGCAGATGTTTCCACAATATCTGATCCAGTAGTCTTAGCCCAATTTAATGCAGTTATGACTGATGAAGTAAAAGTAAACTACGCAAAGTTTTTGAAAGAACAAGCAGAACAAGATAAGGCATAATGGCTTCTGAAATAAAAGCTAATACTATATCTGAAGTAACATCTGCTAATGGTGTTAGTATTGATGGTGTGAATTTAAAAGACTCTGCTATTAATACTGGTGCTATTGGTTCTTCAGTAACAGGAAACTGGGGTTGGAAACTATTGGAAACAAAAACAGCAACAGCAGGAGATGCTAATATTCGTATTGGGTCAGGGACTATTTTTTCATCTACTTATAATCTTTACAAAGTAGTTATAGACAATTGGAGGCCAAATGTTGATGGTCAAATAATGATGAAATGGTACATAAATGCCGATAATAGTTTACAAGAAGCAAATTATGACTATGTAACAAGAGGATATGATAGTGGGGAAGCTGTTAGAAGTAATGGATCTAACAGTAATTCAAGAATAGCTTTAGTGCCTACAAATATTAATGCATCATCAAATACAGCTAACGATCATTGTTATGCAGAAATAAGTATTCAAAACCCTTCAGTTTCTAGCCGACATATAATTAGTTTTATGGGCCACTATTTGGCTTCTGCGAATAATTCGTCTACTTATTTTCAAGGAACTGCGGGTTTAGCTAGGCATGGAATTGGGGGTACTTTCAACGGAATATTATTTTATCCTAGTGGCACGAGTGCTAATCTTCAAGCAGTAAACATTCGGACTTATGGAGTTGTAAATGCCTAGTAATTTTTCAATTGGTAATGGGTTTCCTGTTTCTTATGAAGATACAGACAATTTTAAAATTGTAGAAAAAAAAGCAAAAAGAAATTCAATGCTTGCAGAAACAGATGTTTATATGATTGAAGATTTTCCAACTACTAAAAAAGCAGAATGGGTTACATACAGAAAAGCATTAAGAGACATGGATTTTAGCGATCCTAACAACATTACATGGCCCACTAAACCAGAATAAAATCATGCCTAGTTCATTACAAGTTGATCAAATTCAGTCAGCCGATGGTGTAACAACTTACCTTA